GTAGAAATGATTACTCAAGCAGCAATTGCTTATAGGCTAGCAAGTTCTCTTAATGCAGTTGCAGATGCTAACATAGCAGCAGGCAAGGCAGCAGACTTAAGTGCAGATGCTGCAAAAAGACGTAATGAAGCAAATATTGCTGCAAATAAATGGACTAAAGATCTTCAAAAAGAAATTGCAGCAACTATTGCTATGATTAAAGGATTTAATGATGCTGCAAATTCTGCTGGAAACGGAACATCAACAGGTGGAAACGACACATATGATTTCTTTAAGGACATGGCTGCCAAAATAAAAGAAGTAACAAACCAAACTGGTGCTTTAATCAAATTAAGGGCAGCGGGTATTGATGCTGCAATGGCAATGGAGATTGCTTCAAATCCAGATATGGCAAAGGCTATTCTTGCAATTGATAAGACTTCTGCAAAATGGAAAGAAGCACTAGATGCAATAAAGAAATACAATGAGGAAAAGAAAAAAGCAGAAAAGGTTGCAATTGCAACACAGGATCAGGGAGATTATGAACTATCTAGACTCAAGATGGCTCAAGCATATATTGCTCTTACAGAGCATCTGATTGATATGCAGAATGCTCCAACATTTAAAAAATATAATGATCAAATCCTTGAGCAACAAATTGCTCTTGAGGGTGTAAATGCTGAAATAAAGAAAATTACAGATGCAAAAATTGCACCACTTGAATATAAAATTAAAGTCAATGACTATGAACTTCAAAAAATTGCTTTAGCAGAAGACGAGATTAATGCTAAATATGATGAACAGGTAAAAGCACTTGATAAGATAAAGACAATTAATGAAGATATTGCAGCAGCACAAAAGAATAGACTATCACTTGCTGATGCATTAAGTCGTGGAGATATATCTGCAGCAGCAGGCATTGTACAAGATGAAAGAGCACGACAGGCAGCACAGGGTATGAGCACAATGTCTACTGCATTAACAAATTCAAGAGATAATCAAATTAATGCTCTTGGAAGAACTGCTTTAGAAAAACAAAATAAGCAATTAGCAATGGATATTGCTAAAATTCAAAAAGAAAAATTATGGGACCTTGAAAAAGAAGCAGTTAAAATACAAGACAATATAGATAAGATTACTGCTGAAAAGGTAGCACTAGAGCGTGTAATTGAAAAACAAAAAGAATCTATTATGTATTTTGGAATGACAAAAGCCCAAATTGATGCAGCAGTTACTGCACTAGATTTAGCAAAGAGCGCTGGTATAGATATTAATGATCCAAACTTCTTAAATAATATTCTTAAGGGTGCTAAAGGTGACGCTGATGCGCTGAAGTTGGCAATTGATGCAGTAGCAGCAGCAGCACGTGCTGCTTTTGCAGAACTAGATAGACTAAGAAGTGGCGCAACCCTTCCTGGAAGCGGATTAGTGGTTGGACCAGGAGATGGTACTCCAAAGCCACCACCAGTAGTGGTAGATCCTGAAGCCAGCGATGATGCAAAGAAAGAGTTTGCAGATTCAGCAGCAGCAGCAGCAGATGCTGCAGCAGCAGAAGCAGCAGCAGCCTCAGCAGAGGCACTTGCTGCACTTAAAGCAATGGATGCACTAAATGCTGATGCTCAAGAAATTACCGCATCTATGGGTAAGATTGCAGGTCTTGCTGTTCGCAAAGCAACCAATACAGCAAGTTTAAATAAGGCGGTTGGACTTGCTCAGGATATTCTTTCTCCAGAATCAATTGCAATTAATATGTCAAGGGCACTAATTGCATCTCCTACAATGACAAAATCTCTTGGTGGAACTGCTGGAGCACTTTCAACAGCAAGATACACAGGTCAAGCAATGAAGTCAATGGGTCTTTACACTGGAGGAATGATTCCAAAATCATTTGCTGTTGGTGGATTTGCTATGGGGTCTGATACTGTTGCAGCAAGACTTACTCCAGGAGAGTTTGTTATGAGCAAGTATGCAGTTGATACTCATGGAGTAGAAAAAATGAAGGCAATTAATAATGGGGATTCAGTGGGCGACTCAGTGTATAATTATAGTCTTAGTGTAAATGTAAAGTCTGATGCAAATCCAGACGAAATTGCAAGATCAGTTATGTCACACATTAAGCAAATTGATTCACAAAGAATTAGGAGTTCAAGACTATAATGGCAACTACAGGATATATGAATGGAAGAAAAAAATATGGAAGACCACAAGCAATCCTATGGTCAGAAAATTCTGGAACACTAATTAATGGTCTTTATATTCCAAATGGCTTAGAAATAGGCTCAGACCCAGGAGCAGAATCTGACCCAAATAAGTTAGATCAATTTTTAATTCTTTCAGATGACAATAGGTCACAATTAGATCTTAAAAATGTTAGAATAGAAAAGCGTGAAAGAATGATTAATGGCAGAATGAGATCTTATCATACTGCAGATAAACTAACCCTATCCACATCATGGAACATGTTGCCATCAAGAGCACACGCCCTTGCCCCAGAATTTAATTCTACAACAGGGAAAACATCATTAGAAACAACTGGGTCTAGAAATCCAGATTCAGATGGTAGTTTTGCTATTCTTCCAAACCAAACAATACTTGCTCAGCAGTATACAACTGATGGTGGTGCAGGAGGAGTTGAACTTTTAGATTGGTATGAAAACCATAAAGGATCTTTCTGGGTTTATCTTGCTTATGATAAATATTCTGAATTTGGGAAAAATGATTCTGCCTATGGCCATCTATCTCAATATAACCAAGTTGTAGAAATGTTTATATCAGATTTTTCATATACAGTTGTTAAACGTGGAAATTCTAATTTTGATTTTTGGAATGTTTCTGTAACACTGGAAGAGGCATAATGTTTAAAAATGATGAACTAAAAAATCATTTACAAACATCTTCTGTTGTAAAAACACAATCTGCGGTGATCGCAGAGTGGAATATGAATATGCCAGATAATATATTTAAAATTGGTAACTATAGATATAGACCTACAACTTCTGGGTCAAACTATCAAACAATTACAAACACCTTTGACCCAAATGATCAGGGCAATTATTATACAAATGCGACAGATGCAGATGTTGTTATTGATGGAGGTATAGATGACAGCAATGTACCATTTACATTAACGGCAACAAAAGATAAAATTAAAATGCTCTACTCTCTAGAAGACTGCTTTAAACCATTTAGACCAAGATCAGGAATTAACAAAGCAAGGTATTTCTCTAATTCATATCTTCACCACTCTAATGTAAATATGGCAAAAAGACCAAGGTATTATATGGCAGATAAAAATGATCAATTTAAGTACTGGTCATCTTACAGAACAGAGGGTGGTGTGGAATATGGTATTGCTAATAAGTTAATTAACGGTCAATATAATATTGAAGACTCAGCACCATTTGTTGTATATGAAAATAAAATTCCTACAAATAAGATTATTATTAAGATGCAAACAAATGTCGGAAGTTTAGACCTAGGTACATTTTCTAACTCATCGTCAACATTTTCAGATCCATTTTATGGAAATGCTAATAAAACAACTCCAGTAAGATGGAAGGTTCAGTCTTTAAAGTCAAATAATTGGGTGGATGTTTTATCATTTAATCAATCATCAACTAGAAAAAATGGCGATCCAGTAATTGCAGCAGATGGATATGTTGAACTTTCTTATGGGTTAATTATTCCAGACAAGTATAGAGATACTTTTGTTTTTGCAGAGTCACACTCATCAGTCTCCTGGTTGCCACAAAAATCTGTAACTGGGTATGCATATTTAGTTTCAGCAAATGAATCCGACATAGGCAAATACTATATTTGGACGGGAACTGAGTACGAAAACTTTACCCCAACATATGGGTGGCAACTAGAGGATGAAACAGTAACAAGACTAACTAACTTTGTAACAGACTTAACAAGTCCACTAAAGTATACAAGCACTACGGACAACTCAACTGTATATCGTGAACTAGATTACATTTCTGGAATTAGGGTCGTGGTAGACACAATGAACAAGGTGGATGCAACTTTTGACTTGATAGAGTTATCACCAAGACTTTCAGTGAACCTTTCAGACAAGACATCTTCTTACAATGTTACAAAAATGGCATCAGACCTTGGCATTACTGGAATGCCAGTAAGTCAACTACTTGCATCAACTGGATCAGTTACACTCTTTGATTATGATGATGCCTTTCAATCAAATAATGCAGATAGCATAATTAAGGACTATATTTCAAGACATATCCAGTTTAAGTTTTATGAAATAGTTGTAGATGTTGGTGGGTATGATTATTACGTACCAATTAAGACTATGTATTCAGAAGGATTTCCATCTATAGATAATTCATCAAAAAGGATTGAACTTAGTTTAAGAGACTTATATTTTTATTTTGAATCATTAATTGCTCCACAAATACTATCAACAAATACATCTTTATCTGCAGCAGTATCACTACTGCTTGATTCAATCGGATTTTCTAACTATGCTTTTAACAGAGTTGATGGAGAAAAGGATCTTGTTATTCCATATTTCTTTATACCGCCAGATAAGAATGTCGCAGAAATATTACAAGACCTAGCAGTATCAACACAAACAGCAATGTTTTTTGATGAGTATAACAACTTTGTCATGATGAGTAAAAACTTCGTTATGCCTTTAGAGTCAGAAAGATCAACAGATTTTGTTTTAGATGGTGATACAAATAATGCAAACATAATTGAAATAAGTGGTCAGGACACAACAGTATATAACGATGGTGTCATTAATTATGAAACAAGATATATTCAAAGATCAATAGGCTCAATTAGACAAGCAAACCTTGTTGATGCAGAAAAGACATGGATATATAAGCCTGTACTTCTGTGGGAAGTTAGTGGTACCTCTACAACAAAATCTGTAAATAATCAGGTAGGAAATCAGTCAACGTATATGCTTAGCGCTATTCCATTAAATTCAAACCTATCTGCATCCGTTCCAACTGTATCTAGTAATCGATTAATTAACAATACTATGGATCTTGGAGAGGGAGTTTACTGGATTACAAGATATAATGGATACTTTTATTCAAATGGAGAGATTATAAAGTTTGATGCAGTTGAATATAATATATCTGGCTATGGCAATGTGTGGATTAATAATGTACAAGAGTACGAAAACTATTTTTCTAAACTTCCTTTTAATGGAAAGATCTATCCAACAGGACTAGTACGTATCTACTCTGAACCAAACTATGAAGAAGTTAATGGAACTCTACGACTTAAAAATGGTGCAGTTGCAAAACATGGACGTGCACAATTTGGAACTCCAGTTACATCACACTCTGCTGGCCTAGACCCTTATTGGTCAAATAATGAAAACGTTCAAGGTTGTACGATGCAGTCAAAATACTTATTTACAAATGGTCTTACACCACCAACAACATCAATTGGTACTGCTGGAATAAATAAAACACTTGCAGAAAAAACTACACGTAATGGAATTATCAGAAACTTTTTGTCATCTAACTATACAACTGAGTCGGATGTTGCAAATATGAGGGTTACTCAAACTGGAACAATACAGTCATCAGCATTATTAATGAATGGACCATCATTTACAACTACAGAATCACCTCTTGATTTTATATCATATGTCAAGAAACCATTAAATGACAGATATAAGCACTTTGGAACAAGGATGAGAGTTATTGGAAAAATAGAAAATAATATGGATCGTGGACAAACAGCCATTGGCAGTTCAACATATTATGTAGTTCCTGGCTCAACACCAGATCAAACAATTACAATTGCTGGTGGTTCTGGTGGATTAGGTGTTCTGATTAATCCAGAAACAAATAATGGATATTATTTTGAAATTGTTGCATTAGGTACAACTGATTTAAATTCTTTGGAGTCTGCAAATGTAAACAACATTTTATTTTATAAAATAGAGCAAAATGAAGGTAACGCTATTCCAGTAAAACTTTGGGAAGGATTGTCCAATATTATTGTAGACGATGGAAAATTTACAGGTCAATACAGGATGGCTTCTGAGCAAAATCCAACGGTATACGACTTATCTGTAGAGTATCAAGATATTGGAAACATTAGAAGATTCTACCTATATATAAATAATAAATTAATTACAACCGTTGATGATACAACTCCTCTTCCAGTATATAATAATATGGCTTTGTTCGTAAGAGGATCTTCAAGAATTATGTTTGAAAATATTTATGCACTGACAAATAACTATAGCCAAAATACATCGTTTGTTCTTGATACACCAGTTAACTCAATATTTGATGATGCAGAAATAGATGCAAATGAGTCATTCAGAAAATATGCAATGAGTGGAATCATACAAGGAACTTATCTATCTGGAATAAGTCCAAATCAACCTCCAGAGTATAAGATTTATTTTGAAGAGTTTGGTACCATTATGCGTGAAGCCTCAACCTTTAATATTAGATATGATAAAGCGTACCCCGCTCTGTATGCAAAGTTATCACCAACTTTTAACAGAATTAAAGGATATACTGTTTCTGGATTTAGAGCAGGATCTTATGGTGCTGAGTTTATGATATTCAATGCAACAGATACCGCACTTAGCCTAGATGAAACTACTGGAAACTATTTAAGAATTCAGGGAATAACCTTTACACAAGAATCAAGAAACTCCTTAACTGTAGATGATTATTTTTCAAAAAATAGCGATTTTTCAAATCCAGAGTTTAAAAATAACCAATTAATATCCTCTCCTTTTAAAATAGAAAAAGCATATGAAGATATTAAACTTAGTAGAATGACTTATGGCAAAAAAGATTTTTCTTTAAATGTTCCATACATTCAGACAGAAGATGATGCCAACGAACTTATGAAGTGGGTAACATCTAAAATAACTAAACCAAGAAAATCATTTGGTATTAAGATTTTCTCAACTCCGACATTGCAACTTGGAGATATTGTTAAAATTAATTATTCACAAAATAGCGTAAATAAGGCTGGCAAGGAAGACTCTAGATATGTAATCTACAATATCCAGCACTCAAAAGATTTTAATGGTCCATCAATGACAGTATATTTAAGTGAGGTAGCATAATGGTATTAGCAACACCAGACGCTCCAGGAGGAGCAGATCCATTACTAGTTGCAAGTGTAAAGATAGCAACACCAGATCTAATTATTTTTGATGACTCAGTCGTTCCAATTGAGGTAATGACTGATTTAATCTTTGAGAATATTGGTGGCCAGGAACTAATTAGCATTAGTAGAAATGACATGGTTAATGGACAAGATGTTATTTATCAGCCAATCAAAAATTTAACTAGCCTATACCTACAGTATAATCCACAAAACGTTTTGGCGCTTCAAAATACATCTGCTGCCTATTTTAAAAATTTTCCAATTAAACTAGAAAATAAGATCCCAAATGTGGGAACTGGACCTAATGGAGAAATTGTCTACATAGATTCAGAAACTGGAAATATAGTGATAAATGTAATAAATCTAGAAAAGGATGAAGTTGTCGAAGTTCAGATTTTAAACGCAGGAGTCATTCTTGATGGTACAATATATGAGGTGAATAATTAATGATTACTAATACTGGTAAAAGCATTTTAGCGAAGTATTTGGTGGGACAGGCCCCAGCATATGCCTCATACATTGCTGTAGGCTGTGGTGCCACTCCTCTGGCTTCTGATGGGGTGTTTGGGGACTACTCAGGCAAGACTTCTTTAGACTTTGAGATGTTTCGTGTACCCATAACTTCAAGGGGATATGTTAATGAAGGCGGAGTATCAAAGATAGTCTTAACAGCAGAACTACCTACAGAAGAAAGATATGAGATTTCTGAGGTTGGAATATACTCTGCTGGTTCAAATCCAGCAGCAGGCGCATATGATAGTAAGTCAGTCTATTCTTTTGTCAGTACTGAAAATTGGGAGTATCACGCAAATGATCAGGCAATTGCTTTACCAGTGGTTTATTCACCATTAGACGGATCAAACAATGATAATGTTATAGATCAGCCATATAATGTTTTTCAAACAAATGCTGATAACAGAATATTTACAGATGAGGATAGAGTTAGCAGGTATGAGCGATGCAGATTCTTAAATAATATTGTTGCTATAGTTGGAGACGATTCTTCGTTGACTATTAATTCTAGTAATCATATTGTTGTTCCATCTGGAGCAAACCATATACACCTAACTGGAGCAGTTATTGATTTTAATAAAAATGCACCAACGGATGAAATTAAGTTTGCATTTTCTTTAGTTAATAAAGACCCAGACCCATCAATAGTTCCAGATGCAGTTAGAATTCTTTTAGAGTTTGGGTCAAGCGATTCTTCATCAGATACTGGAGAGTTTGCTCGTTTTGAGGTAAATATTACAGACGATGGAAGTTATGATTTTGCAACAAATAGATATTTTGTTATAACAAAGCAACTGCAAGAACTTTATAAGAGTTCTGGATTTACATGGTCAACAGTTAATGTTGTAAAGATTTATGCTACAGTTTTAAATAACTCTGTTCCATCATCAGATTTTTATGTATGTCTTGATGCAATCCGACTAGAAAATAAAAATACAGCAAATCCTTTATATGGTTTGACGGGATATTCAGTTATGAAAAATTCAGAGGCAAAAACAATCGTTAAGTCTGCTAATACAACTAACTATCTTGAATTTAGATTTGGCTTGGATGTTCAATAGTGGCAGACCAAGGAATTAAAAAGGCAATAGTTCCAAAGCCTACTTTGCCAGCAATACATGGGGATGGTCAAGACTACATTGTTAGATATAGAATTGTTTCAGAAGACAAGAACAGATCTTCTCACTGGTCTCCAATCTATTCACTTGTAGTAGACAGTGTTGATCCAGTAGAATACTCAGTAGATATTGTAACGAACTCAATTGATCCAACAAAGAAATCACTGCAGGTTATTTGGACTCCAAGAACGGATCAAATAACTTTTGATATTTATAAAAAAATAAATAATCAGTCATGGGTATATGCTCAAACTGTTGGAACAAATGTTTGGTCCACTATTATTGATAATACAACTACAAGTATAGCAATCGCTATTCAAACTCCAACTTTTCCTAAAAAGAGATACACAGCAGCAACACTTTTTGAGTCTGGCCAGATTGATTTAGTGGTATAATTATATAACCATGGCAAAATTACCACTACCAGAACGAGGACAGCCTCTAGACGTTGGATATATTTACCAACTAGCAAGTGCAGTCAATGACCTATCCTCACAAGTATCACCAGCAACATATAAGTACGTCACAGTAGATACTGCTGGTCTTGGAAAGCAAAGCGTAAAGGCATCAGAGGCAAGAATCATTGGTGGATATGTTGAGGTTGCCAATAATGCTAGCAAGACCGCAGGTGATGAGGTTAACTTTTCTTATGATTTTCCAAGCGACTTTAAGTATGCACCCATATCAACTGCAACACCAATTAATGTTGGAAATACAGAGGCAGGAAGAAATGTTTCTGTTATTTTAAAAACAGTAACTACCTCAAAAATTGAGGGAACAGTTAAATTTAATACTACTGGAGATGTATCAGTAGCAGTTAACTTGATAGTAATAGGCATACCCAATTAATGATAAAATGTTTTAAATGCAATGGAAGAATGTTCATTGATCGACAATACACAACTATAGACCATATTGAGATATACTGTATTTCTTGTGGATCAAGAAGATTTTTTCATCCACCATCAGATTCAGCGGAGGGTACATGGCTCTTAAAAAAGGAACTATCGAAAGCGAAGGCTACAATCTCGCACCTATAATCTATGGAAACAAAAAAGTTTGGTTTCTTAATGGAGATTTAGTCAGAGTTCATCATTTAAATAAATCAAATGGGATTATGTCTGTCTTTAATATTACAAAGGGTCAGATTGAAAGTTGTTTAATTGGAGATTTTAAAAATAAAAGAGAACGTGCATATACTGTTGGTCAGACTGCTGAATTAGTTAATCGTCATAAAAAATATATGCCATCACTGATGAAACGAGGAGTCATCCCGTTCCCAACTGGATCACAAAAGGGTGGTGCACGAGGTTTTCAAGTAAGATCATATTACTCAGAATCCCAGGTAAGAGAGATACGTGATATACTTGCTTCATACCATATTGGAAGACCACGAAAAGATAATTTAATAACAAATGATATTACGCCTAGCAAGCAAGAGTTGACACGCAGAATGGGCGATGGTATACTTACATATACGAGAACTGAAGATGGACGATTTATTCCAGTGTGGAGTGAGTCTATTTAACGAAGGGTATGAAATGGAAAACGATTCAACAAAGGTATCAGTAACACTTGGATATACGCTTAACCTAGGAAACTTTCAGTCACTGCGACTTGATCTTGGTGTAATTGATTCAAAGCGTGATGGAGAAAATACAGAAGAGGCTTTTGATCGTGTGTATAAGTTTGTTGAAGACAAACTAACTACAAAAATTCAAGAGGCTCAGTCAGAGGCTGCTGAAGGATAGTGGCAGATCGCAAAGACCGCATGGCTTTGCTTTCAAGGTACAGCAAGTTCCATACTGCAAAGTATGAGCAAAAGCCATCACTAAACTTAAATGTAGAACAATGGGCAGCAGATGCCTTGATTGAGTCTTATGGAATTGGCTCATGCTATGATTTATTAGAGCATTATTTTTCTGTTGCACAAAGTCCAACTTGGAACTATTTTGCATATAATACAGAAAAAATATTTCAGGCTAAACAAGATAAAGAGCAAGATGATAGAGACAGGGCAGAGCGCCGTAGAATGGCTAAGGAGTGGCTAAGTGAATAATACAGAAGCAAAGTTAATTTCAGCAGTCCTTAGTGATAAGCAGGTTCACGTTCTTCTACAGGCAAACGTTGACAATCTTTTGCGTACGCACACAGATGTATGGCATTTTATTAGAAACTATTTTGAAGTTAATTCAGCAGTACCTCCAGTTAATCTAGTTGTTGAAAAGTTTCGTGACTTTGAACCAATTCAGGGTGTGGGTGCAACAAAGCATCATCTTGAAGAGTTACAAACAGAATATTTAAATGATAGCCTAAAAGATATTCTTAGAAATGCAGCGGGAGAAGTTCAGCAAGGACAAGGCACTAAAGCACTAGATGAGTTAATTACTAAAACCTCCGAACTAAAAAAGAATACATCAGCGATACGTGATATTGATGTAACAGATCTAGAATCCGCAATTGCATATTTTGAAAATTTAAAGAAGCAACAAGCAGCAGGTCATGTTGGAATTAAAACAAATCTTCCTGGATTTGATAACTACCTTCCTTCTGGAATTATGCCAGGTCAACTTGGTGTTTTTCTTGCGTACCCAGGAATTGGTAAATCTTGGATGGCTTTATATTTTGCTGTACAGGCTTGGAAGCAAGGAAAGACTCCACTAATTATTTCACTTGAGATGAGCGAGACAGAGGTTCGTAACCGTGTTTTTACAATCATGGGGGAAGGACTTTGGTCACACCGCAAGTTGTCAAATGGCGAAGTAGAAATGGATATGTTGAAGTCGTGGCATGCAAAGCATCTTGCAGGAAAACCTGAGTTTCACATTATCTCAAATGATCAAGGTGGAGAAATTAATCCATCTGTGCTTCGTGGAAAGATTGATCAGTATAAGCCAGACTTTGTAATCGTTGACTACCTGCAACTAATGGCTCCTAACCAGAAGTCGGATAACGAAACTGTACGAATGAAGAACCTTTCAAGAGAACTTAAACTTATGGCTATTGGTGAAGAGGTTCCAATTATTGCTATTTCATCTGCAACACCAGATGATGTCAATGACCTAAGTGGAGTTCCAACACTTGGACAGACTGCTTGGTCTAGGCAGATTGCATATGACGCAGACTGGGTAATTGCACTTGGACGTGCCACAAATAGTGATGTTATTGAGTGTGCTTTTAGAAAGAACCGTAATGGTTTTATGGGAGACTTCCTTGTGCAGGTCGATTTTGACAAGGGATACTATAGATATAAAGATTTTGAAGATAAGTAGTTATAATATGTCATGGACAATTTTCACCATAAGACTATTAAAAGGTTTCACCTTGATGGCATTATTCAAGATGAATCATCTCTTGGTAGGCTTAAGCAGGAGTACATAAGATTATTATCATCAGAGATGAGATTATCTGGATATGTACCTAGAATTGACATAGACCCAGATTTTACGATAGACTATGATGATAGAAAACAATATTTTAAGTTTGAGATATCAATGCACGGAGTACACGTAGGGAAAAGGAAAAGCGAATGGATAATAGGGATAGACGTAAACAAAGCAATCTATACACAAGCGAGCAGATCAAAAGAGTACTCACAGGAACAGGTGTAACGATTGAGTCAGAGATTGACTCTGACTACATTATCTTTTGTCCATTTCATAATAATAATAGGACACCAGCAGGAGAAGTAGATAAATATAAAGGAACCTTCTTTTGCTTTTCATGTCATAAGGTTGCAGATTTAATAGAGTTAACAATGCATATGTCTGGAAGAACTTACTTTGAAGCAATTAGATTCATCAAGGGCAAAGAGGTTGAAGGAAATCTTGAACAAGATATTAATAAAAAACTTTACACAAAGCCAGACTTCGTCCCATTTGATGAACTCATATTAAAAAGATTATACAATGGTTTGCTATCATCTGAAAGAGCAAAAAATTATTATCAGTATAGAAAAATTGACATGTCTTCTTGGGCAAAGTTTTCTTTAGGGTATTCAGAAAAACAGGATATGGTAACAGTCCCAGTTCATAGTCCAGATGGAATGCCACTTGGGTTTGTTGGAAGATCTGTTGAGGGAAAAGAATTTAAAAATACTCCAGGACTGCCAAAAGCAAAAACATTGTTTAATTTAAATAGGGTGAAATCTGCAGATAGGGTATATGTTGTAGAATCATCATTCGATGCAATTAGACTTGACCAGGTTGGACTGCCTGCAGTTGCAACCCTAGGTGCAAATGTTTCATCAACACAAATAGAATTGCTTCAAAAATATTTTAATAACATATTTGTTATTGCAGATAATGATGAAGCAGGTGGAAACATGAAGGACAGAATAGTTGAAAAACTAGGATCTCGTGTTTCCGTAATTAAACTAGATAAACAATATAAAGACATAGGAGATATGAACGATGAGGAAATAAAGAAGTTGGACTTCTCATTTGACAAAGCGATCATATCTATGCTAAACTAATACAACAAACAAAGGAGAAACATATGAGCGTAATTAAGGGATTAAAAGATATCAACGCCCTGCTCGAAAAACCAAAGTACGAAAACACAGGACAAAAGGTTCGTTGGGTAAAACTTGCTGACGGACAATCATCAAAGATTCGTTTTGTAGAAGAACTAGATCAAGATTCTGCAAACTATAATGAGGCTCGTGGCCTTTCTGTAGTTGTCGCAGAACACACAAATCCAAAAGATTATAAGCGCAAGGCTGCATGTACTCAGGATTCAGAAGGCCGTTGCTTTGGTTGTGAAATGGGCAAGAAGGAACCAAAGTCAGGTTGGAGAGCACGTTTGCGTTTTTACTGTAATGTGCTAATGAACGATGGCCTTGAGGATCCATATATTGCTGTTTGGTCACAAGGAATTTCAAAGCAGTCAGCATTTAATAATATCCGTGAGTACGCACTTGACACAGGTAGCGTATCAAACCTCGAATGGAAGTTAAAGCGTAATGGTCAGGGAACTGAAACCAACTACACACTTCTTCCAAGCAAGCCAGATTCAGAGCCATTCAATTGGGAAGGTTTTGAATTCTTCAACCTAGAAAAGGTTGTTCGTGAAGTTCCATATCCAGAGCAAGAAGCATTTTACTTTGGGTTTGACACTCCATCTGTTACCAGCACAAACATCGACTGGTAATTGATGTCTTACGTAGGCTTACACGTACATACCCACTATTCCCTCTTTGACGGAATCGCTACTCCAGAAGAATACATTGACCGTGCAGTTGAGTTAGGGATGCCAGCAATTGCCATCACTGACCACGGTACTTTATCTGGGCATAGGGAACTGCACCGTATTGCAAAAGCGAAGGGTATTAAGCCTATACTTGGTGTAGAAGGCTATATGTGTTCTGATAGATTTGATACTAGAGATAAGTCTGAAAGAGATGGAGATCTAGATTTAATTTATAACCATATAGTCCTTCTCGCCAAGAATCAAATTGGTTTAGAAAATTTAAATAAGATTAATGAGATTGCTTGGACAGAGGGATTCTTTAAGAAGCCACGATTTGACTTTGAGGTTCTTGAGAAATATGCAGAAGGTATTATTGTCACATCTGCTTGCCCAAGTAGTGTTCTTGTAAAGGCACTTGAGAATAATGAGTTTGCAATCGCAAAGAAACACATTGAATGGTTTAAGCGAGTCTTTAGTGACGACTACTATATTGAGGTTATGCCACATAATGAGGCAGAAATTAATAAGCAGTTGATTCAGTTGGCTGATGAGTTTGGTGTTCAGGTTGTAGTTACACCTGACTGCCATCATAGTTCAACAGATCAAAAAGAGATTCAAGAATTTAAACTACTACTTAATACACATGTCAAGATTGACAAAGAGCATACATTTGAAAAGTCTAAAAAGCACACCAATATGATGGATCGTTTAGATTATCTGTATGGACATGATCGCCAAATTACATTTAATGAGTTTGACATTCACCTACTTTCTTATGAAGAGATGAAGGCAGCGATGGAGTCTCAGGGGATTGACAGACCAGATATATATTCTAATACATTAGCAATTGCAGAAAAAGTTGGGGACTATGGAATACAAGAAGGACTAGATTTACTGCCAGTACAATACAAGAACCCAGATAAAGAACTCAAAGAACTTGCTTTAGAAGGATTAAAGGAAAGAGGATTTGAGGGGAACCAGGAATACCTTGATAGACTTGATGAAGAGTTAAAGGTAATTAAAGATAAAAAGTTTGGTCCTTATTTTCTTGTGGTACGCAATATGATTACTTGGGCTAAAAAAGAAGGAATCATGGTAGGTCCAGGTCGTGGATCTGCTGCAGGATCTTTACTTTGTTATGTTTTAAGAATTACTGACATTGACCCAATTCAACATGGACTACTTTTCTTTCGTTTTATTAACCCAGACCGTAATGACTTTCCAGATATTGATACAGATATTCAGGATACACGTCGTGAAGAAGTAAAGGATTATCTTGTTAGACAGTATCGACATGTTGCCTCTATTGCTACATTCTTATCATTTAAAGATAAGGGTGTTGTTCGAGATGTAGCAAGAGTATTAAATATTCCCTTGACTGATGTAAATAAAGTCTTAAAGATGGTTGATACTTGGGATGAATATTGTAGTTCAAAAACAACACGAGAGTTTCGTGAGAAATATCCAGAGGTAGAGATTTATGGCGAGCAACTACGTGGTCGTATTAGAGGTACTGGCATTCATGCTGCTGGTGTTGTCACTAGCAAAGATCCTATTTTTAGGTACGCACCAATGGAGACACGCTCTTCTACTGGTAGCGATGAGCGCATTCCTGTTGTTGCAGTTGACATGGAAGAGGCTGAAAAAATTGGTCTAATCAAGATCGATGCACTTGGACTAAAAACTTTAAGTGTACTTAAAGATGCCCTTGAAATTATTAAAGAACGAGATGGTAAAACCATTGATCCATTAACAATTCCAATGGATGATGCAAATGTGTATCAAATGCTTTCTGATGGATATACTAAGGGTGTATTTCAGTGTGAAGCAGCACCATACACTAATCTGCTTGTAAAGATGGGTGTTAAGAATCTATCAGAACTTGCTGCATCAAATGCTTTGGTTCGCCCAGGTGCAATGAATACAATTGGAAAAGATTATATTGCTATTAAACATGGTAGACAAAATCCAAGTTATAAGCACCAAGTTATTAAATCATTTACGGAGGAAACTTATGGTTGTATTCTTTACCAAGAACAAGTTATGCAAGCATGCGTACAACTTGGCGGTATGTCCATGTCGGAAGCAGATAAAGTTAGAAAGATCATTGGAAAGAAAAAAGATGCTAAAGAGTTTGACATTTTCAAGGATAAGTTTGTATCTGGTGCATCTGCTTATATTTCGCCTAACGATGCTAAAGATTTATGGCAAGACTTTGAAGCACATGCTGGGTACTCATTTAATAAAAGTCACGCAGTTGCTTACTCAACTCTTTCATATTGGACGGCGTGGTTAAAGTATCACTACCCATTAGAGTTTATGTATTCACTATTGAAGAATGAAAAGGATAAAGATGCACGAACTGAATATCTTATTGAGGCAAAAAGAATGGGCATTAGTATCAAGTTACCTCACATTAATGATTCTGATATTGACTTTAAAATTGAAGGCAAGGGCATTCGCTTTGGCTTATCGGGTATTAAGTATATTTCAGACAAAATTGCTGAAAGATATATGGTTGCAAGGCCTTTTGGATCATATAAAGAACTTGAAGAGTTTACTTTTACAAAAGGAAATGGAGTCAATTCTCGTGCTTTACAAGCATTACGAGTTATTGGTGCAGCAACTTTCACTGACAACCCAAGAGATGAACAAGAAATCAAAGAAAATCTCTACGAGTATTTGAATTTACCTGAGTTTAATATCACAGTTCCATCACATTACCACGCATTCATTAGTTCTATTGAAGACTATGAAGAAAAAGGTTCTTTTGTTATGATGGGAATGGTCAAGAGTATTAAAAGAGCAAAGGGATGGTCAAGGGTAGAGTTACTAGATAAAACAGGAAGTGTAGGAATATTTGATGACGAACAAACAACTATTGAGGCTGGCATATCGTATCTCATTTTGGCTAATGATAACAGGATACTTAGTGCTATTCCTGTTGAACAAATAAAGGGATCCAGCAGTGCCTTGGTTAAATTTTTAAACTATAAGATGCTTCCATATAAGGATGATGACATGTTTGTTGTTTCTTTTAAGCCAAGAGTTACAAAGACTGGTAAAAAAATGGCATCCCTTACAGTTGCAGATTCAAGCAGAGAACTTCATTCAATTACAGTTTTCCCAACTGCATTTGCAAAAGCATATATGAAGATTGAAGAAGGAAACATTTATAAGTTTAGTTTGGGTAAGACTAAAGATGGAACAGTAATATTGGAGGATATAAATGCTTGATGATTTAGCAATACAATTACATGAAATAGCAAAAGAAAAAGGTTTTTGGCCTGAAGAAATAGATGATATATTTATTGCTAAACAGTGTATGATGGTTGTTTCAGAAGTTACAGAAACAATGGAAGCAATTAGAAAAGATAAAGGGGAAGAAGAAATAACAAAAGAAGTAGCAGACATTTTAATTCGTACCCTTGATCTATATGCAGGACTTGTTGAAGCAGGGTATACTAAATTATCGCTTGATTATGCGTTAAAAGAAAAAACACAATTTAATAAAACTAGACCAGAGAAGCATGGAGTAAAGTTCTGATGACAGTAACAGTAGAAGAGGTTTTAGCATCACTAAATCCAAAGTTACGCAAGAGCGTAATGATTGGTGATGTAGTTCCACCAACACAATATGCAGCAACACCAAGTTATGGGCTTAATCGTGCATTAAATGGTGGCCTTCCATATGGTCGACAAGTTTTAATTTGGGGAAGTAAGTCTTCTGCTAAATCTTCTTTATGTTTGCAAATGATTGGTCTTGCCCAACAAGAAGGAAAGGTCTGCGCCTGGATTGATGCAGAAATGTCATATGATACTAAGTGGGCAGCAAGCCTTGGAGTAGATACATCTAAACTTATTGTTTCACAAGCAAGAACCATTAATGAGATGGTTGATGTTGGTGTACAATTAATTGAGGCAGGGGTAGATATGATTGTTGTTGACTCTATCACATCGTTGCTCCCAGCAATTTATTTTGAAAAGGATACTGATGAACTCAAGCAACTTGAAAACACAAAGCAAATTGGTGCGGAGTCTAGAGACTTTAGCAATGCATGGAAAATGCTTAACTATGCTAATAATAAAGTTAAGCCTACTATGCTTGTGCTTATTAGTCAGTCTCGTAATAATATTAGCGCTATGTATACTAGCCAGCAGCCTACTGGTGGTCAGGCTACTAAGTTTTATTCATCAAGTGTTATTAAATTATTTTCATCTGAATCTGACAATCAGGCTATTAAAGGAAAAATCGCAATTGGTGACAAACTCATTGAAGAAAAGATTGGTCGAAAAGTTAGATGGGAACTACAGTTCTCTAAAACTTCTCCAGGGTTCCAGAGTGGTGAGTATGATTTTTATTTTAGAGGTGACAATGTTGGTATTGATTCCATTGGTGATTTGGTTGATACAGCAGAAATGATGGGCATTGTAGAGCGCACAGGTGCTTGGTACGTGCTTCCAGATGGATCTAAGGTACAAGGACGAGATGCTTTTGTTAATCGTGTTAGAGAAGATTTAGACTTACAGGATTTAATTAAGGCTAAGGTTAATGGCTAGATATAGCATTTATCATGGAAACATGCTCTGCCAATCATGCGGGGTAGATGTAAAGACAATGAGACTATATCCAGATACAAAAGAAATATCATGGATGTGCCCAGAAAAACACTTGAGCAAGGTTAAACTCATTAAGGAGAAAAAAGACTATGAGCGAGAGAAGCGAGAGCAAAAGGATAGGGGCTAAGCAGCATAAAAATTCTGGTAGGAATACACATAAAGGCGATGCCACTTGGAATAACTTCACAGTTGATTTTAAAGAGTATCCAAAAGGTATAACTATCAATAAGGATATTTGGGCAAAAGCAGTTACAGATGCAATGAAAAATAAAAACGATCCTGCTATTTTTATTGTTTTGGGCGAAGGAAATTCAAAGGTAAGGTTGGCAGTAATAGAGGTAGCAATTCTAGAACAACTTTTAGAGGATGAGGTATAATAGTATTATGGATACAGGATACGCACCAAAGAACGCAGTAACACCACATATCATAAAGAACTTCTTTACAGAAGAAGAACTAGAAGTCATACTTGCTATAGTAAAGTATCAAAAAAATGCTAAAGATCTAAGCGAGTTCTATGAGCCTTTTGTCTTACCACAAATGGCACGAATGCAAATCGAAGTTATGTACCCAGTACATATTCAGGAAAAACTTGAAAAGTTTGCCTCAGAAATGGTTGGAGAACAAGTTTTTATGTACCACAATAGTTACCTGAGTTATAATCAGGAACACTCCCCAGGAGCAAACCCTAAGTTGCCACCACATTTTGATTCAGATAATTATTACTCAAAGTTAACACTTGACTATCAACTAGATAAAAATATTGATTGGCCAATTGTTATTGAAGAGGATTCATTTAATTTGGAATATGGAGACCTACTTGTATTTTGGGGAGCAGGAACTATTCACTGGAGAGAACCAATTCTTTTTAATGAAGGTGACAATACAGAGGTTCTTACAATGCACTTCTCAACAAAAGAAGATCATGAGACTCTAAATGGCCCAGCAAGAGAAGATGATGCAAGACAGGCCAGATTAGATAGTTGGAACGCAAATCCAAAATTTAAAAAGTATCAAACAGAGTATCAAGATAAAGACGAAAAACTAAAACAAAACAGAGAGTAGAAACTACATTGGAAGAAAATAATTCAACCGTAGATATGCTTAATGGGTTGTCCGAAATATCAGAGTTTATGGATGATGAAGATCTGACAACCGCATTAGTGTTTATCACAAAAGCAATATTAAAACCAGATATCCCATTTAACGTTGTTTCAACTGAAATAGTTAGATTACAGGCCATTGCTGCAAAGATGTCTTTTAAAGCAACTTGGATGGCAAACGTTGATAAATCTAATAGGGGAAAGAAAAACATTTACTATACTGCAGCAGAGTCAATTAACAATTTAGTTGCAGCACTCAAATATATAATCCGTTAATCTGCTATACTTATAACTTACAAGAAAAGAGAAAAGATAATGTCTAAAAGTTTATTACAGCAGGTTATGATCAGGTCAGCACCAAAAGAGCCTCATCCAGTCGATCCAGAAGGACTGATTAAAGCAATTCAGCATGGCTATACTGCACCAAGAGGAACAAAATTTACAACAAAGAAAACCTTTGCACCATCAACATTAGCATACTCTCATGGAGAATGTGCAAGATACTGGTACATTGCTTTTGACGGAGCGGACTTTGAAGACAACTCAGACGCTTATGGTGTTGCTAACATGACTGCTGGAACACTTTCACATGGGCGTTTGCAAAAGGCTATGAAAGATGCTGGAATTTTAATTGAAGAAGAGTTTAAGGTCACTTACGTTGATCCTCCAATTTTTGGTTATGGGGATGTAATGCTTGACTGGCAAGGCGAGCCACTGCTTGGTGAAATTAAAACAATGATGAGCGAGGCTTTTGAATATCGCAAAGCAGCGGGAAGACCAAAGACTGGTCACCTTATACAGTTGCTTATCTATATGAAGATTCTCAAGAAGAAGAAGGCTGTGTTTATTTATGAAAATAAAAATAATCATGAGTTGCTAATTCTTCCTGTTGAAGTAAATGATTATTATGTTAGGTGGGTAGACCAAGCATTTGATTGGATGAAAGAGACACGCAAGGCATGGGTCGATAGAACTTTGCCAAGTAAAAATTATAGATCTAACTCTAAAATATGTAAAACATGTCCTGTAAAAAAGGCTTGTGACATTGCTGGAGAGGGAACTATAAAAATAAAACCTCTGGAGCCAATCGATGAAAAATTGTCAATGGTGTGATAACTCCTTTAAGACAGAAGTAAGTTATCAAATATATTGTTCTGCAGAGTGCAGGGACTCAGCAACAAAAGAAAAAATTGCTGCAAGATATATTATAACTAGAAGGCAAAAACGAAAAGGCAAAACTAGAAAGTGCAAATCTTGTGATAAAGATTTGTCCATCTATAATGATGAACCCTTGTGTACAAACTGTTCAGTTAATCCAAAAGATGTTGCAAAAGTTTTAAAGAATATTAAGGGGCTTGCAAATGGTAAAGAATAAGTGGGGTCTAGAACTTCCACCAACAACTATATGCTCTATTGATGCAAGCACTAATAGTCTTGCTTTTGCTTTATTTAACACCCAACAACAATCGTTGGGAGCAGTTGGAAAGATTAACTTTAAAGGCAACAACACCTATGAAAAAGTTATGGATGCTGGAAACAAGGTTAAGGCATTCTTTGATTACTATGGTGGGTTTGAAGCAATAGTAATTGAGCATACTGTGTTCATGAATAGCCCTAAGACTGCTGCAGATCTTGCATTAGTACAAGGGGCTATTCTTGGATCAGCGGGACAAACTGGAACTAAGGTAATTGGAAAAGTTTCACCAATAACTTGGCAAAACTATATTGGAAATAAAAAAATATCAAAAGATGAGCAAGTAGTCATAAGGTACCAGTATCCTGGAAAATCAGTTTCCTGGTACAAATCTTATGAGAGAGAACTTAGAAAACAAAGAACTATAAAATATATCAATACTATATATGATAGAACTATTAGTGATAACGATGTAGCAGACGCCTGTGGAATTGGCCATTGGGCATTAAAAAACTGGGGAAAAGCAATAGGAGTTGACAAATAATACTATGGCTGCTAAACTATATACAAGTGAGACTTTTATGCGTAAGAGATATCTTATGGATAAGAAGACTCCAGAAGAAATTGCTAAGGAGTGCGGAGTGAGTCTAGAGACCATATACGTCTACCTTGCCAAATTTGGATTAAGGAAGTCAAGACGATGAATAAATTTGAAAAGGCATTGGTAGCACTTGCAGTTGCAGGCACTGTTGGCTTTGTTTTTGCATTTGCTGCGTTAAAAGGAATTCCAGAAGCATTTGATTGGGAAGATGATGATGAAGAATCAATGTGGGGACATGATCTTGGAGGAGAAGCATGAGTGATAACTTAAATATTACGGTAGATCAAGTTAATCATCCGTCACACTACACTACAGATCCTTCTGGGGTTGAATGCTTAGAAATTACTCGCCACCGTAATTTTAATATTGGTAATGCATTCAAATATTTGTGGAGAGCAGGACTTAAAGATGAAGCAAAAACAATACAAGATCTTGAGAAAGCAATTTTTTATATCAAGGATGAAATCAATAGACTAGAGGGAAAATATGTCAATTGAAGATGATCTAGTCAAACATCAAGATCAAGTCAACCAAGTTGTTGAAGAATACTTAAAGGGCAATGACCCCACACAAATTTCAAAAGACCTTGCAATTCCAAGACAAAGGGTTGTTTCATATATAGATGAGTGGAAGGTGAGTGCATCTAACAATGCAGCAATTCGTGCACGTGCTAAAGAAGCCTTATCTGGAGCAGATGCACACTACAGCAAATTAATTTCAAAGTCGTATGAGGTTATTGACGAGGCATCAATGACTAATAATCTTAGTGCAAAGACTGCTGCTATAAAACTTGTAATGGATATTGAATCCAAAAGAATAGATATGTTGCAAAAGGCTGGACTACTAGAAAATAAAGAACTTGCAGATGAGATGGTTGAGATTGAGAAGCGTCAAGAGATATTGATAAATGTTCTTAGAGATATAGCAGCAGAATATCCACAAGTGCGTGATGAAATTATGCGTAGACTATCAGCAATATCAAGAGATAATGAGGTAATCACAGTTGTCCACGATGTTCAATGAGTTTCTTGAAGTATTAAAAAATAACAACTTTGCTGAAATACCAGTGAACGCAAAGACCTTTGTTGAGGGTGAAGATTATTTAGGACAGCCACCACTTTCACAGGTTCAATACGATATTGTTGAGGCAATGAGCCAAATATATAAACTCGAAGATCTTATTGATTTGCTAGGTGAAGAAGAGGGTACAAGGTATTATAAAAAATATACAAAGAATGAAGTAATTCTCCAACTTGGCAAGGGGTCTGGTAAAGATTTTACATCTACAGTAGCATGTGCCTATATAGTTTATAAACTATTATGTTTAAATGATCCAGCAAAATATTTTGGTAAACCATCTGGAGATGCTATTGATATTATTAACGTTGCTATCAATGCTCAACAGGCTAAAAATGTTTTCTTTAAAGGATTTAAAACTAAGATTGAAAGGTCTCCATGGTTTGCTGGAAAGTATAATCCAAAAGCAGAAAGTATTGAGTTTGATCACTCTATTACTGTTTACTCTGGTCACTCAGAACGTGAGTCACATGAGGGTTTAAACCTTTTGTTAGCAGTACTTGATGAAATTTCAGGTTTTGCACAAGAAGTTGGAACAGGAAATGAACAAGGAAAAACAGCAGATAATATATATAAAGCATTCCGTGCATCCGTTGATTCTCGTTTTCCTGATCTTGGTAAAGTAGCCCTACTATCTTTCCCACGTTATCCAGGAGACTTTATTTCACAAAAGTATGATGATGTAATTGCAGAAAAAGAAATTGTTGAAAAGACTCACACCTTTATTATGAATGAAGATCTTCCTGCAGATGCACCAGGAAATACATTAGAAATATCTTGGCAAGAAGACACAATTATTTCTTATAAATATCCTGGAGTTTTTGCTTTAAAGAGACCAACATGGGTTGTTAATCCAACAAGAAAAATTGAAGACTTTAAGATTTCTTTCTTTACAGACCTGGGTGATGCAATGCAAAGATTTGCATGTGTACCAACACACTCTACAGATGCATTTTTTAAACAAGTAGAAAAAGTTAGAAAGTGTATGACATTAAGAAATCCAATAGATAATTTTAAAAGATTTGATGAAGCATTTAAACCAGATCCAGATAAAGTTTATTATGTTCATGCTGACCTTGCACAAAAACATGACAAGTGTGCGGTTGCAATTGCTCATGTAGACAAATGGGTAAATGTTCAAGTTATTAATAATTATGAGCAGGTAGCACCGATAGTGGTTGTAGATGCAGTTGTCTATTGGGAACCTAAAGTCGAGGGGCCAGTCAATCTTTCGGATGTAAAACAATGGATTCAAAACTTAAGAAGAATGGGTTTCAATATTGGAATGGTTTCCTTTGACCGTTGGCAGTCCTTTGATATTCAAAATGAATTAAAGCAGGTTGGCATGAGAACTGAAACAGTTTCTGTTGCTAAAAAACATTATGAAGATATGGCAATGCTTGTATATGAGGAAAGACTTGCGATGCCCTCAATAGAACTTTTGTTCGAAGAACTAACAGAGTTAAAGATTATGAAAAATAATAGAGTTGACCACCCACGAAAGTTATCAAAAGACTTGGCTGACGCTGTGTGTGGTGCTATTTTTGGGGCAATATCACATACCCCAAAGGATAATAACACTGAAGTGGAGATTCATACATTTAGGGACAGCCCCAAAGTTGACAACCCCTTCACCAATGTGATAGAATATAAACCTATGCCAAATGATGTAAAAGATTATTTGGATAGATTTAACTTACTATAATAAGAAAAGGAATAAATTAAATGAACTCATTTAAGAAAATCGCACTAGCCATGGTTGCAGCCATGACTTTGGGCACAATGGTAGCAACACCTGCAAGTGCTGCTGTAATGACAGTCGCTGTATCGCTTGACT